GCGCGGAATGGCTAACAAGGACTAACAATGGCATACCTCCTTTCCCCAATTGGTAACGGATTCCAATTCTTCACCACTACTGGACTGCCTTTGGCGGGTGGTTTGCTATACACCTACCAAGCAGGTTCTACGACTCCGATTACCACCTACACGGACTCATCAGGGACTATTGCCAACACCAACCCAATCATTCTGGGGACGGATGGACGACCTCCCCAGGAGATATGGTTAACGTCTGGGTATTCGTATAAGTTTGTGCTTCAGACTTCTACGTTTGTAACCATCCAGACGCTGGACAACATCTACCCAATCCCCTCAAGCTCTGCCGCCGGCACGACTGTTCCGTCAGGGGCAATCATCATGTGGTCTGGGTCTATTGGCTCAATCCCGGCGGGTTATGTGATCTGCAACGGCAGCAACGGCACTCCTGATCTGCGTGATCGTTTTGTGGTTGGTGCGGGTAATACTTATGCTGTGGGCAATACGGGTGGATTTACGTCTGCCGTGGCTGGCTCTGGCGGTACAAACCTGCCTTTGTACTATTCCCTTGCTTACATAATGAAAACATGAAAATGGAATCGCAGTTCATTTTTAACATTATTGTTGGCATTGCGGCTTTCTTTGGTGGGTGGATGCTAAACAGTATCACCAAGGCTATTGAGCGACTAGACACGGATGTTCGCGCCATGCCTCATGTTTATGTCACCAAGGAAGATTACCACCGGGACATAGATGAGTTAAAAGACATCTGTAAGCAAATCTTTGCCAAGCTAGACCACAAGGCAGATAAGTGATGGACTTATTTGACATTCTTGCCAAAGGCTGGCCTATGTTGCTGGCAATCATTACGCTCATCATTGTTCTGTCAAAACTTGATTTGCGTGTTGCTGTTTTGGAGGAAAAGGTCAAAACCCTGTTTGAACTTATCAACAAAAAGGCAGAGAAATGAATTGGTCAGATGTTCTAAAAGCAGTTATCCCGGTCATTGTGGCTTCTCTTGCGTGGCTTTTAGGCCAGGTATCTGACTTTTCCTTGCGGTTAACCAAGATCGAGGGATCAATGCCAGCGTTGATTACCAAAGAAGGTGTGCCAACAGATAGCCCTATTTCTGCTGAACGGCGTCATTCGCTAAAGGAAGAAATCTACCGAGACATTCACCAGCTACAAGTCAAAGTTCAGTTGCTTGAAGAACGTGAAAAGATGGGGAAAAAATGATGTTAGACGCTTTGCTAAACGTTGGTGGCAAGTTAATTGACAAGCTAATTCCTGACCCAGAAGCAAAAGCAAAAGCGCAATTAGAACTTGCCAAACTAGCCCAGGATGGCGAATTGGCTCGGATGGCAAACGACTCTAAGCTATTTGAGACTGAGCAAAACAACCTCACAGAGCGCCTTAAGGCCGACATGGGTAGTGACTCTTGGCTGTCCAAAAATATTCGCCCTATGACCCTTATAGCGATTCTGGCGGGGTATTTCACCTTTGCCCTGATGTCTGCCTTTGGGATGGATACCAATGAATCCTATGTCCAGCTTTTGGGACAATGGGGAATGCTCATCATGTCGTTTTACTTTGGTGGGCGCACGCTTGAGAAAATCATCGATATGAAAGGCAAAAAGTGAACCTTTCTACTCACTTTACTCTAGAAGAACTGACGCACACGGATCACCGTGAGTTTGACAATACCCCTAATGACGCAGAGAAAAATAACCTTAAACGGCTGGCAGAGTTTCTTGAGCAAGTCAAAACCGTACTTGGTGGAAAACCCATCATGGTCAATTCAGCATTCCGCTGTAAACAAGTCAATGATGCTGTGGGTTCTAAAGATACTTCTCAGCATCGTATCGGCTGTGCTGCTGACATTCGGGTTCCCGGCATGACGCCAGACGAGGTGGTCAAGGCTGTGATTGCCTCTGGAATTGGCTACGACCAAATCATTCGGGAATTTGACCGTTGGACACATATTTCTATTCCCAACACAATTACCGACACGCCGCGCCGACAAGCCCTTATCATTGACAAAACCGGAACCCGTATTTACAAGGAGTAATCATGGCAACCAAAATGACTATTGCACGCGCCAAGGCCCGTAATGACGAGCCCAAAGAATATCTGATTGAAAAAGAGTATGTGAAAGAAGCACGCAAGATTGCCGCTTTGGAAAAAGAACTCAAGGCACACGAGAAAATGCCTATGGATCGCGCTCACCCGCAGGGAGGCTCACAGAAAGACGCCCCTTTGCCCAATATGCGTAAATACTGATCCGTAAACGGAATCTCCTCGGGCCACAACCCGGCAGTTGCCAAACTCTGGAGAGTTTTCAGGTGGGCCTGTTCCCACCTGTTTTTTCGCTCCTCTTTGGACAACTCCTTACCCTGGTCTATCTGGTAGTGACACCAGAAGCAAAGCGCAGCAATTTCGTTGTCGCTTGCCTTTATTCCCCGTCCCTTCCCGCCGCCCCAATTGCTGTGAGCCGCCTGTACTTGCTGGCCTGACCCGCACCATTGACAGTCCAGACCTGCAACCAGTTTAAGGAGTTTCTTGCTCCTAACGTATTGGGTTTTTGGGAACTTCATTTAATTAGTTTTGTCCAAACAAAGCCACCGACCACTTTTGAGACAAACTGCATAGCAACGATTTCAGGCATCAGCCCACCAAATGCTATGGTTGGAAAGGTGATTGAATCAACCCCCGCCCCGACCAGATTGGATGCTGTGGTGCGCTTCTCCCAGGGTTGGTCTTTTAGTTTCTGATAGACAAATGAATCTGCCGCCATAGACAGGCAGAAGGCAACCACGCTAGCAATCGCTATCTGGCCTGTTGCGGGGTTGAGCAGATAACTAATCAATCCTGCGGCAACAATTAACCCACCAATCTTTAGTGGGTTTCCGTTCCATTTGTCATGCAATTTGTCTCTCAATGTCAGGTCTAGCCCGATCAGGACAAAAGAATTGATGACGCTAAACCAAGGCCCAATAAAGGCAACCAGAAGGTTAGCGGCGACTAGGCTGGCGATGTAAATTGCGGGATAGATCACAGTAAAAGTCCTTGTTCAACTTGCGGAAATCCCCAGGTTGCCGGGGCGTTAAATGCTTCAATCCGAGAACGCATGACCTGCGCCCTCATTTCTTTGGTTGGAGGTTGGTAATTACCCACTTTCCATTTGTTGTCGATGCCGACATTGCGCCCGATATTGGTGGAATCGGCAGAGGAAAAGGGGAATTTGGAAAAGATAGCCGGGTCTAGCATTCGCAATCCATGCAATTTGCATACTGGTCTGCCCATGTCGTCACAAATGACCCTCATGGCTTGCCCCATTCTTGACCACCAATCTGATGTGCCAACGGTTGCAAAGTCGCCAGAACTGCCAATGCAGACTCTTGCGTAGGTGTTTGCCAGTTGCTCAAGGCGCTCTAGGCTTTCATGCAAGTGCCAGACAGGAGCTCCAAACCAATTGGGAAACGGGCAGTCTTTCAGCAACGCATCATTGTCTGCCTCCGTTCCATCAATTACATCTGGAATAACGGCAAAGTCGCATGACGGTACTTTCTTGACGTTTAGCGCCCAATCGTAAAACTCAGTCCAATCCGTTACCGGGTTGCCGCTTTTCCAAGCAGAAAACGCCCCGTTATCTATCGCAAAGGATTGGCAAACTTCAATTGCAATGGACAACTGGTAGGAGTGAGCAAAAGACACAAAAGCGTGTCCCGCATCAAGGGCTTTGTGCGCCGCTGTTGATGGGTTAATTGGTAGTCCGTGATAGTGGATCATTCGTGACTCTTGATCTGTAGCCTTGCGCTTGCTTGACGGGTTCGCCAAATCTCAATGTCTAGCCGGTGGCTTTCCAGTTCCCATTTAAGCGTTTCCTCAACCTCAATGGCATCCTGAAGTTCCGTCAATAAGGCTTTATATTCAGGGTCGGCTAGTGCCTCACGCTCCTGGGCGTTTGCTGCCTCGATTCCCTTGGTAAGCGCATCTTTCATCAGAATGGCTTTCTGAACCCTTCTGTACTCCTCCAAGTACGTCCTACGCCCCTTTGCCTGACCAAACCGTGGCGCTTTCTCTCGGATGGATTCGGCGGCTTTTTCGGGGCTCATTCGTTGTCCTCCTCATTACATCTCTCGCAACCCGGATGGTCTGGATCACGGCAATCAGGAGCGCCAATTAAACGATAAAGGCGTTTCTTTTCCCACCAAACCAATGCTTTCAATTCTTCTGTTTCATCATTCATTTTTTCACCATTACAAGCACTATTAAAAAGAAAACAAACCCGACCAAGCCAATTAATCCCAACATAATCAGCAATGATTCGGTGGCGTCATTCACAAAGGCGCATCCTCTGCGTCAGACGGATATTTCGGCCCCCGAGGTTCTTTATACGGAGGTAACGGAAAAGGTGGAAAAGGCCAATCACTCACGTTTCATGCTCCTTATAAATACAGCAAAACTAGCCAATGTGTTTGGCCCAAAAGCCTTAAATTGCTCAATTGCTCGGGCAATTTCCTCAATGGTTCTATTCCGTACTTCAGTCTCATACGGGTTTAGATCAATCTTCTCACTCATTCCAGTTCCTCCTTTACCATGATGTCAACGCCAGGCTCACTCGAATACACCTTTGTGCAGTGCAACGAAACGATCTGAGAATCGTCCTTAAAAACAATCCCATTCATGCCATCCAACAGGGATTTGGCAAGGTTGTCGATGTCAGGCTTCTTAATTGGCTTCTCCAAGCCCGTTAAACAGTCCTCTGTGCGTTTTTTAGAGTGCGACTTAGGGATACCTAGCCTGATGTACAAATAAACGCCTACAGGGGTTTCTAGAGGCTCGTTCGATCCCATGGCGTTTTGTGAGGTCAAGCGCACATGATCCTCATACGTCCGGGTTCCCTTGTCGGTGTAGGACTGGACGATGCCGTTGAATTGGCGAAATCTGGGGCGCTTTTTGGGAACTGGTGTGCCCTCAACGTGGAAGTGAAGCATAAAAGTCATTTGTTAAACCTGTTCATTCGTTGGCGTAAATCAAAAGCGGCATCTTCACCGCGCAGCCTGGTAA